ACACGTAAATCAGTACAGCTATCGTGAGGTAGCCAATTGGTTGAGTACACAGACTGGCAGATACATCTCGCATGTAGGTTTAAGGAAACGGTTAGCTAATGAACGACAGCGTAAGAACCAAGCTGCAAGCCTCCGCAAGTGGGCAGAATATGCGGAAAAGGCAATCGCCAAAGCGGAAGAAATCAGTAGCCAAAGAACCGGCTCAAAAGCCAGCAGCGGTTAAGATACAGGAAACTATATCGCCTGAGTACGACAGCAGCGAAATTGAACAACATGCTAATGTATTGTTCAAACCTAATGCTGGGCCGCAGACAGAGTTTCTAGCGGCAGCTGAACGTGAAGTATTATATGGTGGTTCAGCAGGTGGTGGTAAATCATACGCCATGCTTGCTGACCCACTACGTTACATGGGGCATCCACAGTTTAGTGGATTGCTATTGCGACATACAACGGAAGAACTACGAGAACTTATCTTCAAGTCGCAGGAGTTGTACCCAAAAATCTGGCCCGGTATTAAGTGGTCAGAAAGAAAAATGCAGTGGACTGCGCCATCTGGTGCAAGGTTGTGGATGTCTTATCTTGACAGAGATGATGATGTCTTGCGTTATCAGGGTCTAGCATTTAGCTGGATAGGCTTTGACGAACTGACACAATGGGCCACACCATATGCATGGAATTACATGCGAAGTCGTCTTCGGTCCACTGCACCAGACTTGCCTATATTCATGAGGGCTACGACCAACCCCGGCGGTAGAGGTCATCACTGGGTTAAGAAAATGTTCATTGACCCTTCGCCATATAACAGAGCCTTCGATGCAACCGATATTGAAACTACCGAAGTCTTGCGATACCCAGCAGGACATAGCAAGGCTGGAAAAGCTTTATTCAAGAGAAGATTTATTCCAGCAAGACTTTCTGATAACCCGTACCTTTCGCAAGCAGGTGATTACGAAGCCATGCTTCTTTCACTACCAGAGCAACAAAGACGACAACTCTTGGACGGAGATTGGGATATTAAAGAAGGTGCCGCCTTCACTGAGTTTGACAGGCGTGTTCATGTTGTTGAGCCTTATAATATTCCTAATAATTGGGTTAAGTTTAGGGCTTGCGATTACGGCTACGGTAGCTACAGTGCTGTTGTTTGGTTTGCCGTTGCGCCTAATGAGCAACTTATCGTATATAGAGAACTCTATGTTTCTAAAGTCCTTGCCACAGATTTGGCAGATATGATTCTGGACTTAGAGGCAGAAGACGGTAATATAAAGTACGGTGTTCTGGATAGTTCTCTTTGGCACAAGCGTGGTGACACAGGACCATCACTAGCAGAGCAAATGATTAGTAAAGGTTGCCGCTGGCGACCATCAGATAGAAGTAGGGGAAGCCGTGTAGCTGGTAAGAACGAGATACATAGGCGTTTACAGATAGACGAATTTACTGAGGAGCCTAGACTTGTTTTCTTTAATACTTGCACAAACCTCACGGCCCAACTTCCCTCAATACCGTTGGACAAGAAAAACCCCGAAGACATTGATACAAAGAGTGAAGACCACTTGTATGACGCTCTTAGATATGGTATAATGTCCAGACCAAGATTTAGTATATTTGACTATGACCCTATGGGTAGACCCGGTGGCGGTATGCGGGTAGCAGACGCAACCTTTGGATACTAAGGAAAAATAATATGAACGAAGATGATATCATGATTGAAGACGATGCTATTGCACTAGAAGATAGCGATGACACATCAATCTCTGACGCAGATGTAAGCAATATTATTCCTTTTATTATGGAACGCTATAAGCGGTCCGAAGATTATAGGTATCAGGACGAAGAACGCTGGCTAAAAGCCTACCGCAATTATCGTGGTTTGTATGGACCTGATGTTCAATTTACCGAATCAGAAAAATCTCGTGTCTTTATTAAAGTCACAAAAACTAAAACGCTGGCTGCTTACGGACAAATTGTTGATGTCTTGTTTGCAAACCAGCGTTTTCCTTTATCTGTCGAGCCTACTGAATTACCTGAAGGCGTAGTTGCTGACGTACACTTTGACCCTCAAGAACCAGAGCAACTTCGTCAAGACCAGAATACAAGCCCTTATGGTTTTGCAGGTGATGGTAACGATTTACCACCGGGTGCTACTGCACAAACACTTCAAGAAAAACTTGGTGTTATGCAGAATAAACTTGAGCCTATTTCAGATAAACTGAAAGAGGGGCCGGGTAAAACACCAACAGCTATTGCATTTAGTCCAGCTATGATTGCTGCAAAGAAGATGCAAAAGAAAATTCATGACCAGCTAGAAGAGTCTGGCGCAACTAAACATCTGCGTAATGCTGCATTTGAAATGGCACTCTTTGGTACTGGTGTAATGAAGGGTCCGTTTGCTGTTGACAAAGAATATCCTAATTGGGATGAAGACGGTAATTATGATCCGTTGTTTAAAACAATCCCACAAGTAAATCACGTATCTGTTTGGAACTTCTATCCAGACCCAGATGCTAACAATATGGATGAAGCACAGTTTGTGGTTGAACGTCACAAGATGTCACGTACTCAATTACGTAACTTAAAGAAGCGTCCTTACTTCCGTGGTGAAGTCATTAACGAAGTTATTTCTATGGGTGAAAACTATACCAAGAAATACTGGGAAGATGACTTGTCTGACTATGCACCAGAGCATGGTATTGACCGTTTTGAGGTACTTGAGTATTGGGGCATGGTTGATGTTGAGTTGCTTGAAGAGCAGAATATTGACATTCCAAAAGAACTGCGTGACTTTGACGAACTGCAAGCTAACGTGTGGATTTGTAATGGGCGTTTGCTGCGTATGGTGCTTAATCCATTTAAACCATCTAAAATCCCATACTCTGCTTCTCCATACGAATTGAACCCATATTCATTCTTTGGCGTAGGTATCGCTGAAAACATGGACGATACACAGACACTGATGAATGGCTTTATGCGTATGGCTGTTGATAATGCTGTACTGTCAGGCAACTTGATTGTTGAAGTAGATGAAACAAACCTAGTGCCGGGCCAAGACTTGTCACTGTATCCGGGCAAGGTATTCCGAAGACAAGGTGGCGCACCGGGTCAGGCTATCTTTGGTACTAAGTTCCCTAACGTGTCACAAGAAAATATGATGTTGTTTGACAAGGCACGTGTGTTGGCAGATGAAAGCACAGGCTTCCCATCATTTGCACATGGACAGACAGGTGTATCTGGTGTAGGCCGTACTGCTTCAGGCATCTCAATGCTTATGGGTGCCGCACAGGGCAGCACTAAAACAATCATTAAGAATGTAGACGACTATCTGTTACGCCCACTTGGTGAAGGCTTCTTTCGTTTTAATATGCAGTTTGACTTTGATCCTGAGATTAAAGGCGACTTGGAAGTTAAGGCACGTGGTACAGAAAGTCTTATGGCTAACGAAGTACGTAGCCAGCGTTTGATGCAGTTCTTGCAGATTGCAAGTAATCCTGCACTTGCACCCTTTGCTAAGTTCCAGTATGTAATCCGTGAGATTGCAAAGTCTATGGAACTAGACCCCGACAAAGTAACCAACAATATGGACGAAGCCGCACTGCAGGCAGAGATTATGAAGGGCTTCCAGCAGCCAGCAGGACCAGAGCAAGGTGGAATGATGCCACCAGCTGGTGCTAATGCTATGGACCCAACAGGTGCAGGCGGCGGCAATATTGGTACTGGGCAGGTTCCTGTACCGGGTGAACAAGGATTTAGTGCGAATGGACAAGGAAATATTCAGCAAGCTGAAGCCGCTGGTCAGCAACAGCCGCCAATGGGACCACTTCAGTAATTACTTAGATGTGCTTATTAAGCAACAGCATAAAACATTAGAACAATCTGAAAGTATGATTAATGTGCATAAAGCACAAGGTGCTATTGAAGCATTGCGTAAGATTAGACGATTACGTGAGGACGTAACAAAAGCTGAAGGATAACACTATGGCTAGACGTATGGCAAAACAAATGGAACTCTTTGAGCCTGTAGAACGTGGCTTTGATGAGGGTGGCCTTATGGAAGAAGGCGGCATGGTTGATGAGGTATCTGGCAACGATGTACCGCCGGGATCACTGCGTACTGAAGTACGTGATGACATTCCTGCTCAACTCAGCGAAGGTGAATTTGTTTTTCCTGCAGACGTAGTGCGTTATATTGGCCTTGAAAACTTGATGCGTATGCGCCAAGAAGCAAAGCAAGGCTTGGCACAAATGGAAGCTATGGGTCAGATGGGCAATAGTGAGGAAGCTGTTGTAGAAGATGACTTACCTTTTGACATGTATGACCTTGACATTGAAGAAGAAGACGAGTATAATAATATGGCTGTTGGTGGTATGCCACAACAATCTCAACCAATGAAAGACTCTAGAATACAATCTGGTTATGTTACGTATCAAGGTCAACGTGCGCATATAGGTGATTTATCCACTATACCAGAAAGTATGAAAGATGAAGTGGAGATTGAGTACACATGAAAAAAGGTAATAATGTAAACTCACAAACTGCACAAGCTTTTCAATTAGGTGGAACTGTACAACTTCCCGGTTTTACAGGTGTGCAAACTACCCAACCAACTGCTCCAACTACAGGTTACAGACCTTATGTACAGCCCATACAAGCTGCTTCTAGTCAATTTGTTCCTCAATTTACGGGTGTGCAGTATACAGCAGCAACAGGAACAACTAATTTTCCTACCTTTGCAGATACTGTAGGCAGAAATCCCGGTCAGTATGATGAACTTAGAACATATGTAAATGATGCAGGGCAGACACTACGGATACCTTTTAAAAATGGTCAGCCTATTTATCCAATCCCGTATGGCTATAAATACCAAGCAGAGGAAGATGTAACACCAACAGATACATCCACGGTGCCTACAACCGTAGTTGGGCAAGATGATGGAGGCGGTGCTGGTAATAATAGTGGTGTAGGTGTATCCGGTGCTGTTCAAGGACCAGCAGGCGGCCCAACTGGAGTTGCTGGTTTAACATCTGCTTTTAGTGGTTTAGGTGATTATTTTAGCGGAAAACCAGCAAAAGCAGAACCATATGGCGGCACTACTCTAGGCAGTTTAAATGCGCAGGGTATGGTTTCTTATGATTCACAAGGAAATGTAATAGGACCATCTGTTACAGATTTTTCAAATAATATTGCAGGTGTACAAGATGCTTTAGGTGTATACGGAACTGGGCCTATTAATTTAGGTATAGTTGGTAGTATGCTTATGGGAAATCCTTTAGGCGCACTTGCCTCTGCATCAGGTATTGGACCAAGTTCAGAAGCATTTGGTCAACCCGCACCTACAGGACATGGAGCATATTCTACAAAAGATTTATCTGATTACGCAAAAGGTACAATGAGTAAAACTCGACAAAATGAACTTGGTATTGCTATGAATCAAAACCAAGCATTTGCACGTGCGCAAGTTCAAAGGGCTATTGGCACACCTATTACTGGAATCGTAGGATATAAAAAAGGGGATATTAGTCCAATTACAGGAACTCCAGTAAATTCCTATGGGCAAGTAGTTAATTTTCAAGGTAGCACTACTGGAGTAGACCCCGGATTTGCTAGCATGGGTGATTGGATGGACGCAATGAAAGCGGGTCTGAAATCTGGATATTATGGTGGCTTTAAAAGCAAAGCAGAAGTTGCTATGATGACAGATAAACAAAAAGCCTTATATGCCGCATATGCTACAGAACGTGGTGCTAATCCTAATGGACAAGATGCAGGTGCCGGTAAAGCTGCAGAAATTGGTTTGGGTGATCCAGAGAGAGGTGAAGTTTCTGCAACACCGGGTGGTACAGCAAAAGGTACACCCGGACCTACATCGGGTCGTGCTGACTATAGCGGCGGTTATCAGGGCTTTGATGAAGCAGAAATGTCAGATATGGCTGAAGCGGAAGCACAAGAAGCAGACGAGGCATCAGGCGGCGGCGGCGGTTATGGTTCAGATAGCGGCGGTGTTGGCGGCGCAGGGGACATGGGCGTTATCTGTTTAACTGAAGACATGAAAGTCAAACGCAATGGTGTTATTGACTTTGTAACTAACGTAAAAGTTGGCGACATTGTAGATAACACAGTAGTCACAGAAGTACTATACAAGCATATGCGTGAAGGTTACTATGTAGTCAACGGCGAGTTAAAGATTACCAATGACCACCCTGTACTTGCCAATGGCTCGTGGAAACGTACAGAAGACTTAGTGCTTGGTGATTACATTAATAACGTAGAAGTAACATCACTTGAGTACGTAGAGCAAGTAACACCGACAGTTTATATTGGTACAGCAGATGACCGCTATGATGTATATACAGAAGGCGAAGTCTACACAGTGCATGGACAATACAAAAATGCATTGAAGAAAGCTGCGTAAGAGGCTTAAATCTTACAATCAGTTGGCTACTCACTCCCCATCTCCCCGACAGGTGTATGGCTACGGTGGCCCCAACAAAGGAATAGACAATGAACGATACAATTATGGCTGAAGAAATGCAGTCACCAAAGAAAGTTGCGTTTGCAAATCGTAAATACACTAATGAAGAAAAACGCAAGATGGAAGAAGAAGAATTAGAACAGTTGATGAAGGAACAAAAAGGTGAAGTAGAACAAGAAGCTGCTGAACCACAAGAAGCTGAACCTACAAACGCAGAAGAAAAAACATTTAAAAAGCGTTACTCTGACCTGCGCAGGCATCAACAGCAGCAAGCTGATGAGTTTAAAAAAGAGATTGAAGCATTAAAATCTCAACTAAGTCAGGCAGCACAGAAAGAAATGAAACTGCCTAAGTCTGATGAAGACATTGAACAGTGGGCGGCAGACTACCCAGATGTAGCAGCCATTGTTGAAACAATTGCAATGAAGAAAGCACGTGAACAAGCTACTGCGCTTGAAGAACGCTTTAAAGCAGTTGATGAGATGCAGTACAGTGCCAAGAAAGAAAAAGCTGAAGCTGAACTAATGCGACTGCATCCTGACTTTGATGAGATCCGTGACAGCGATGACTTCCACAATTGGGCAGAGGATCAACCTAAGTGGGTACAAGATGCGTTGTATGATAATGATAATGACGCACGGTCTGCAGCACGAGCAATTGATTTGTACAAGGCTGACATGGGTATTGCTAAAAGCAAACCTGCTAAAGATAAAGATGCAGCTAAGTCGGTATCTACAAAGAACTCAAGAAGTAGACCACAAGATGATGAGTCTTCTACTTACTTGAAGGAATCACAAGTACAAAAGATGTCACCTCAACAGTATGAGAAGATGTCTGACGAGATCATGGAAGCTATCCGTAGTGGTAAGTTTATCTATGATGTATCTGGCTCCGCTAGATAATATATAAAAAAGTGTTGACAAATAGTTATTTTTACGTATAACTATAGTCAGAATAGTGTAACTGTATTGCGCAATATGGTTACACGACAATTCGCAAACAGCAAAGTCTTACGGATTACCTGAAGAACATGGCCCGTTGAATAGTAGGGAGGCCACCTTACTAAGATACGCACCCAAGTGAATCAGCCTCTGATTAGTCTTGTGAGTTTGTATCTGTGAAATGCTATAAAATTAGGAGAAAATATCATGGCTTTTACTACCGCAGCCGGGTATGGTAACCTTCCTAACGGCAATTTTAGCCCAGTAATTTACAGCAAACAGGTGCAGCTTGCGTTCCGCAAGTCAGCTGTTGCTGAAGCTATCTCAAATTCCGACTACTTCGGTGAGATTGCTAACATGGGCGATTCCGTGAAGATTATCAAGGAACCCGAAATCACAGTCAAGGCTTACGCCCGTGGTACAACCATCACGCCGCAAGACATTGACGATGAAGACTTCAACCTGACCATCGACAAAGCTAACTACTTTGCGTTCAAGGTTGATGACATTGAAGAGGCACACTCACACGTTAACTTCCAGTCACTGGCAAGTGATCGTGCTGCGTATCGCCTTGCTGACCAGTTTGACCAAGACGTTCTTGGCTACTTGTCAGGTTACAAGCAGTCTGCTCTACATGCAAATGCTGACACAGTAAATACAACCGTTAACGGTTCTGTTGCTGTAGCAACTGCGGGTACAGACGAACTGCTTGCCAGCATGAAGCTGGACGCAACTGACTTTGCTGGCACAGGTGTTGCTGGTCAGTCAATCTCAATCCTGCCACGTACAGGTGCAGGTGCCGTTCCAACTGGTAACGGTGAAGCAAACCCACTTCAGGTCATTGCTCGTATGTCACGTCTGCTAGACCAGCAGAATGTTGACACACAAGGCCGTTGGTTGGTTGTTGATCCTGTATTCATGGAAGTTCTGAAAGACGAAGATTCACGTCTGCTCCAAGCAGATTGGGGTGGGTCAGGTCTGCAGAACGGTTTGGCTCTTCCAAACCTGCATGGCTTCCGTGTTTACGTTTCAAACAACTTGCCATCAATCGGAACTGGTTCGGCTACAACTGGTGGCATGAACGCCTCTAACTTTGGCGTAATTGTTGCTGGTCATGATTCATCTGTTGCAACAGCAGAGCAAATCAACAAGACCGAAACCTACCGTGACCCTGACAGCTTTGCTGACATTGTTCGTGGTATGCATTTGTATGGTCGCAAGATTCTTCGTCCTGAAGGTCTTGTTAACGCCATCTACAACTTGGCTTAAGGGGGGATTTAGACATGGCTAACATTACCGCACTTCTTCATCCCGCTTCAGGGAACTCACAGCGTGGACGTAACCCGTACTACGTTGATGTGACCATTGACCTGACCACAAATAGCATTGCTCCCGGCGATACTATTCAGGCAATTACCGTACCTGCTAACACTCTGATTATGGGTGCTGGCTTCCAAGTTGTTGAGTCTGCTACCATGAATACTGGTACAGATGCTACTGCTGCTCTTGGCTTCACTGGTGGTGACGTTGATGAGTTTGCTGCAGCACTCGACATTGACGGTGCATCAGACGGAGATTACGCTCCACAGGTTGCAATTGATGGACTAGCACCATCTACAACTGCTGACACAATTGATTTTGTATTGGCTGGTAGTGGTGCATCATTTACGGCTGGTAAGCTACGTGCTTATGCCATTATGATGGACATCAGCGATCAAGGTGATACGACTGCTAACGAAGTAGATCGTGACACCCTTGCCTAAATAATGTGTTGGGGGCAGGGCAACTTGCCCCCTCACTTCTATGAGATTTAATAAAGGACGCACAAATCATGGCAATCACAACTGCAATGTGTAACAGCTTTAAGACAGAACTTCTTGGCGGTGTCCATGATTTGGATACAGACTCTTTGAAACTGGCTTTAATTAAAGCATCACCTGCTGGCACATATAATGCCAGCACAACTAATTATTCAGATGTCACAGGTAACTCTGATGAAGCATCTGGCACAAACTATTCTGCTGGCGGTCAGGTACTAGATGGCGCAACTATTTCGCTTGATGGTTCTACCGCTATTGTTGATTTTACAGATGAAGTATTCGCTGACGTTACTGTGTCTGCTGACGGTTGTATTATTTATAACGCAGGACAAAGTAATAAAGCAATTGCTGTTATTGACTTTGGTGGCACAGTAAGTGCTACTGCTGGTGACTTGACTATTGAATTTCCTACCGCTGATGCAAGTAACGCTGTAATTCGTATAGCGTAAGGAAATAAGCTGTGGCAGATACCGTACTAAACTCCGCTGTATATGGCGTAGGCGTTTACGGAACTGCAAAGTACGGACGCATTGAAGTTGTTGTTTACAATCTAGATGCGGCTACTGCAACAGGAAGTATTGGCAGTCTTACCGTAAACACTACTGCAGGTATTTCCGGTGTTAGCGCAACAGGCACAATTGCTCCTGTAGTTGCTGGTGGGTTTGAAATTGACATTAGCGAAGTTATTTCTGCTGGTGTTAGTGCAACAGGTGCAGTCAATACTGTACAAGTAAATGTAACAGAGATACTAGATAGCGCAAGTGCTACAGGTGCAATAGGCACACTAGCAATTAGCAACACTGTTACACTTACAGGTGTTCAAGCCACAGGTGCTGTAAACACTGTAGAAGATAAACCAACAGAGGTTTTAAATAGTGTAAGTGCTACTGGTACTGTAAATGTAGTACAAATAAATGTAGCAGAATTACTTGCAAGCGTAACTGCAACAGGTTCTATAGGAACATTAGAACATAGTAACACAGTAACGCTAATAGGCGTACAAGCTACAGGTACTGTCAATACACTTGAAGAAAAGCCTACTGAAGTATTAAACAGTGTAAGTGCTACAGGTGCTGTTGGGGATAACTTTACATTCTCTAATACACATGCACTAACAGGCATACAAGGGACAACAGCACTAGGAACAATCATAAAAACTGCTGAAGTATTTAATTTCCAAGCTGTAGCAAATCAATACAGTCGTGCTAGAACAATTAAAATACCACGAGCAGCATAATGACTACAGCAGCAGAAAGAACAATAGATATACCGTTTGAAAGCAGGAAAGTGTATATTCCTCGTGGTACAACTTCAGATGACAGAACGGTACTGATTAAGTTTGAAAGCAGAACTGTTTATATAGAAAGACAATCTACATCTGCTGAACGTACTGTGATGATAACGGAGTTATACTAAATGTCGTATCGTTGGCCTATTAAAGATAAAGATGAAACACTTGACTACAGTGCTGATTGGTCACGTTTTCTTGATGCTGCAACAATTAGTTCTGTACAATGGTATGTGCAAACAGACAGCATTGGCAAGACACTCCTTGCATCTGGACAAGATTTAACAACCGCTTCTGGTGGTACGGTTACTGACAGTATTCAAAATGTTTCTCAATCAAATACATCGACAGTAGCTACAATTAATATTGGCAGCGGTGTAAATAATCGGGAATATACATTTACATGTCGCATGACAGACAGCACAGGCAGTACTGCAGAGCGTACTATTAAGCTACGTATTAGAGAGAAGTAAAATATATGGCGTATGAATTTCTTGGTCTAGTAAATGACATTAACAGACGCTTAAATGAAGTTGAACTAACTTCTGCAAACTTTGCTACTGCCGCAGGTTTTTATGGGCAGGCAAAAGATGCTGTCAATGCTTCTATACGATATATTAATCAGTCACAGTACGAATGGCCCTATAATCATGTAGAGCAAGAAGATACATTGTCAGTGGGCGTAGCACGTTATCCATTTCCTACGGATTGTAAAGTAATTGACTTTGACACCTTTAGAATTAAAGAGGATACTACACTAGGTAACAACACAGTTAAATTACCTATTTTATCTTACGAAGAATATCTTGACAAGTTTGTTGATCAAGAGTATAATAGTTCTTCAACAACTATAGGACAGGGTGTTCCTCAGTTTATATCTCAAGCACCATCTCTTGAATATATTGTAACTCCTGTACCAAATAATGCATATAAACTCATATATGAATATTATCGTATTCCTGTAGACTTGGCATTGTATGATGATGTGCCAGTTATTCCTGAAAGATTCAGACATATTATTGTAGACGGTGCAATGCACTATGCCTATCTTTTCCGTGGCAACACACAAGATGCTTTGGTTGCTAAAGAAAAGTTTGAAGAAGGTATTTCGCATATGAAGTCTATGCTAATCAATCGTTATAATTATGTACGTTCTTATCTAATTGTGCAAAACACTGGTGGGGGCGGTAGAACAGGCTATTCAAGGCTTCCTCTGTAATGGACAAATGGCAAACTTATCCTGTAGAATTTCGTGGTGGTTTAGTAACAAATTTAAGTCCTTTACAACAGGGCATAAATGCACCCGGTTCTGCTCGTATTCTTCGTAACTTTGAACCATCCATTGAGGGTGGTTACAGGCGCATTGAAGGCTATGATAAGTATGACCCAGCAATTATACCACCTTATGGTGAGCCTGTTGTACACGGAGATGGACAAAGCGGCACTGGCTTAATACTAGGCGCAATACACACTACACCAGTAGCAGGTGATGGATTATCACTAGACGGTGGTGAAGTAGACGGTGCAGCGCAGACAGGCACAAGCCTAAACGTAGACGGTTTAGATGTAGCACCATCAGCAAGTGACACATTTACTATTGCAGGTGACACAACAGTATACACAGTCAGCGCAGCAACGGCTCTTGTAGGTACGGCATCTACACTAACGATTACACCAGCTATTACTGTAGCACCCGCAGATAACGCAGTCCTTTCGTTTAGATATACTATAGCATCTGGTGGCGTATCTTTTGATGCTACAAATAACAGAGCAACACTTACGCTAGATCAGACAATGGTGGTTAATCCATCAAATGCAGACGTAGTTACATTTGTAAGCACTGTATCTGATTACAACGCAATTGGTGTAGCAAGCTGGGAAGACCAAGCGATTGTAGCTAAAAATGCAGATGTGTTCAAAACATCAGGCAGTGGCTTTACAAAGATAAATGTTTATGACTACGGCGCACCACTTGTAGACGGTGCAGCCCAAACAGGAACTAGCCTTGTTGTAGATGGCATTACAGGTATACCGCAAGCTGGTGATGTATTTAAAATTGCAGGCATTGATCTTGTATATACCTTGACTGCAGATGCAGTTGTAACAAGCGGGGCAGCAACATTAGCAATTGACCCAGCACTTGCAACTAGCCCAGCAAATGATGCTGTAATTACATTTATCTCTATCAATAGAGAAGGCGCATCTAAAGTACGGTTTGCTAAATATAACTTTAGTGGCACTGAAAAGATAGCAATAGTAGATGGAGCAAATGCTCCTGCACTATATGACGACAATGACTTTATTGTACTGAATGATGCACCAGCAGATGTAGTAAGTGCTACACATGTAGTAGAACACAAGAAGTCACTGTTCTTTGGTAAGGGTACTACACTTTCATTTACAGCACCTTATGCAGATGATAGCTTTGATGTAGCAGCGGGTTCAGGTTCCATCAATGTAGGTGGCACAATTACAGGACTGGTTGTTTTTCGTAATCAGCTGATTATTTTTACAGAGAAAAACATTCAGCAGTTACTTGGTAATACACTTGCAGACTTTAATCTGCAGCCAATCACAAGAGATATAGGTTGCCTTGAAGGTGACACAATACAAGAGATTGGCGGGGATGTAATGTTCCTTGCACCAGATGGATTAAGACTATTAAGTGCAACAG